CTCTAGCTTTAGGTGTGTTTATTCTTCCTACAAACTGTGCAGGTTTATCACCAAGTACAGGAGCTAATAGTCTATTGTATAAGTGTGCAGACTTTGTTTCAGTTACTGGAATCTTTTCATAGTTCTTTTTCCAATATCCATCCTTTGCATCCCACTCTAGAATACCCTCATCAATCTGCTTTGCCATAGAAAGGTCAGCATTCTTTCTAGCCTTATTCATAACACTACTACCTACCCCAAAAGGTAAGCCTAAGATACCACCTATAAGACCCTCAACAGCAGACTCTTTCATAGCCTCCTCGATGTCAAGCTCATCCCAGTAGTTTGTAGCATTACTTGCTTTAAGAGTTGTAGTGAAATCCTGAACAGCCTCAGTAGCGGCAGAAGAAGCTACAGCAGTACCAACGATTCTTCCTGTTGAGATTCCTTCCCCTACTCTTCCGCGTATGTAGTTAGACCAGTCTTTCTTGCTACCTGCATTCAATGCTTTCTGAACATCAGGTGTAATCTGCTTCAAAGCAGGAGTCATAGCTTTAACAAACTTAGCGGCCGCTAAAGGTTCTAATGCACCTAACGCAAGACCAGTACCAACATCTGCCAGAGAAGCGTTGTAAGATTCGTCCATGTCTTCGGCTTTAAGACCAATGTCACCAATGTTCATCAATCCAGATGTAACACCACCTGCAACTAATGCACCTGCTGTACCTGATGCACCTACTAGAGGAGCTACAGGGGCGGCTAGTAACGAGGGCAAACCTACACCAACTGTACCTACACCTCTAGCAACTTGATCTAGTAAACCTCTGAAGGAAAACTCACCATCTTCATATAGTGGATGAGCAGTAACACTTTCCACATCACGCATGTTCTCGTTCTTGCCATCGACCATAGCTTGACCGAAAGCACTATCTGCAAAACCAAAAGCCTCAGCCAACGACTGACCACCTCGGTATAATAGAGCCTGTCCTAAATCGACACCTGCTCCTACTTGATCACCTAATCCATCAGGTCTGCGTTCTACGCTCTGATCAAATTGTGCATCAGACATATCCCACAGAGCATCAAAGTCTATGGTTTCTGACATTATAGTTGTCCTTTGGCAAGTAGTTCCAGACCTTCTCGATACGTCTCTTCAGCTTTTGTCATTTCTGGTTTACCCCCTGAGCCAACCCAGTTATCTCCCATGTTGTCTGCAAGAAACGCTGTTAGTTTTGATCGATTAGCTTGGCTTCTACCTGCAAAGCTAGGATCAACAGAATTTATATAGGTTGCTAGGCTCTTTATTTTATTACCATCTTCAAAACCTGCGGCACTTAATTCGCTAGAAATGTTATCTACTTTATATCCTTGATTCTTTAGAGTGTCTACGTTCTGAAGCTTCAACACCTCAAGAGCCATAAGCTTATCTTTGTATGCCTTATCTTGTTCTGCTTTACTACTTGCTTTCTTAGCTCCAAGACCTTCCTGTAACGCAACACCTAAGTTCTCAAAAGTACCACGACCGCTACCTGCGTTAGCTAACATAGCCGCACCCATAGCCATCAAGTCTACTCTGCTTTCAAGAGCATCAAACCAGTTCTTGTCTCTCTCACCTGTACCGCCTTCAGCATCAATCTCAGCAGTAGTCATACTGTTATCTACAATAGGAGGAGTAGAGCTAGGAGCATCTAAGCCGTAAGGGTCTTCGTCTTCAGGAGTAGGAGGAACGCTAACAACCCCTGCTCCATATCTACCAAAAGAACCTTCCTCTACTCCAGTAGCTTCCTTACCCATAAGTCCTTGAGCCGCTTGTACAAGAGGATCAGCAACAGCTTCAGCACCTCCTAGTACAACATTACCTATCTGTTTAGCTCCTCCAACTACTTCGTCTGCGACACTACTGACCCCTTGTCTTATATCTTGACCAGTTTGGTAAGGGTCAAGCCAACTAGGTGCTTTCATATCTTGAAAGAACTTAATAGTATTACCTACAGTCTCCACAGTATTATCTACAGACTCTGGCATACTAGGATTATTAGTTTCAGGGTTGCTTTGTATCTGCGCTCTAAGCATATCAGCAGTTGGAGGTAAAGATGCATTAGCTACATTACCTATACCTCTACCTAATAATGCAAAAGGACTGTTAGAGTTTAACAGAGTCTGTCTCATAGCTTCTTGTTGAGGATCAGCAGAGACTCTAGCTTGGAAGTCTCTGTATGCTTGCATAATATCACTCATATTATCTTACTCCAGTATTCAGTAGCTGAGGTTGCTGTTGTTGCTGTTGTTGCATTGCCGCAAGCTGTTTATCTATATATGATTGTAGAAGATCAGCTTCTCGATTACGTCTAGGAAGTAGCTCTTCATTTGTCCATTCGTCAGGGTCACGTAACATAGAGATACCTTTAGTCATGTCACCTTTCATAATCTCACGCATACTGTTAAAGCCTAAAGCACTATTACCATAGTTATGTACTAGCGAGACACCTACAGCTAACTGCTCTGGTGATAGGTCAATACCCTTAAACTTCTCTTTAACACTATTCGCTGTCTTGTCAATATGTGATCTAGTAATACCCATTGCAACATCTGATGGTACATTGAAGTGACCTATCTCTCTCTCAACAGCTAAAGCATCTTCACCCTGCTTACCTACATAAGGTAGTAAAGACTCTTGTACGTTACTAGGTAGCCCTAGCTTCATAAAGCTTTTTAAATCCATCTGACCAATATCGATGCCGCCACCAAATGTTAAACCAGACTTGCCAATAGCTTTACCATCTCTCTTTGGAATGTATGTTCTAGCCTCAGAGCCTTCCATAGGAAAGCCCTCCTCTTGTATTATAAACTGATATAAAGCATCGTTATTAGTCATCATCTATCCTTTCACGCTAGTTCTTGAAATACTTTATCGTACTTAACGGCTAGATAACCAGACGGCATAGTTACTACGTTCTCTGGCATAATCTCTTCTACTTCTTGTGCCATGAATCCTGAACGCATACTATTACTTAACCCTTTCTCTTCTGCTTCTTCAGTCCAATCCCAAGAGTAAATACCAAGACCGTTTTCTAATCTACCTAGCTCTTTGATGTTGGTTTTAAGACGCATATCTGATGTTTTTGGTTTATTCAGACCCAACGCCGCGCCTAAGAGGTTACCACCTACAGAACCACCTGTAGCCGCACCTGCTACCGTACTTGCCATAGGCATACCTGCTAATGTCAAGCCTACACCGAGTAATGTACTAAACGGATCAGATTCAGGGGCTGTCTCTACAGTAGTTGAGGATGACTCCCCTGATTTATATTGCTCTGTAGCTAAGGGGTTTGAACCTAAGAAGTTATAGAACTGTGAAAGGTTAGCCATCTCAGCCATACGTGGAGCATCAAACTGCTGTATCTGATCCATCAACTCTGCTTGGTCTCTTGCAGTTCTATCCTGACCTATAGCAGACATCAGACCACCACCTCTTTCAAGCTGACTAGCGAAAGCAGGAAGCTGACCTAACGCTCCCATTGCTGTTTGATATCCTAACCCTCTATCCTGTATTCCTAAACCTATGTCTGCTTGCGATAGTTGTCTATCTCTCTGTGCCAACTGACGTTGTTTTAAGTCTAGATTCTGCTGTGCTAATGCCGCATCTGATATTGACTTCTGCGTAGCTCTGTTAATCTCACCACCTAATAAGCCTAAACCTTCACCAGTTTCACTGCCGCCATATTGCCCTGCCGCAGTACCCTTCTGGAACAACGGAACAGAACCTCGTTGGAATGCAACATTAGACTCATCTAAGATGTTTGCTAGTTGGTCTTGGAATGTCTTGTTAGTAGACAAGTCAGCAGTAGAACCTTCAAAGGCTCTGGAGGTATCGTACGTTTGAGAAGCATCTGCCGCACCTAGTAAGTTACCAAGACCTGCCTGACCCGCGCTAGTCAAACCCGTCATAGCACCGCCTTCACCATATAAGTCAAGTATAGCTTGCTCACCTTGACCTACCATTGCATCTTGATCTGCTAGTCTAGTACCTTGATAGATACCTTCAGTGCCTTGATTATATAGATTGTACGCATCCATCAAGCCACCAACAGACATACCGCGTAGCTCTTCTCCTATCTGCACCTGTTGACTTGAAGTAGTGTTCTCTTCAGTTGTAGTTTGACCGCCACCTTTACTCATTTAAAACTCCTTAACCATATATATTATGTCGGAAGAATAATCTGGAATAAGTTTAGTCCAACCTTTTCTTCCAAATATTTCAACACCATCTAGTCCTTTTTCTTTTGCCCAATCTTCAACAGTTTCCATATAAAGATCGACCCATTCTGTAATATCTTTACCACCACATAGATGTATCAATAACCTTTCTTTAACAGGATATGAAACATGCTTAGTAACTACAGCCCCTAGTATCTCTTCATCTCTGTAGATCAACCACAACTGGCTGTGTCCTTTCTGTATGCTTTCTAACACTGTCTTCAAAGTAACTTCAGGGGCTTTGTCAATTACTTTAAGAAGGTATTCAATTATTACGTTCTGATTCTTTTCTATTTCTGCAACGTCTTTTACTAAGCTTACTTTATACATCTAAGTACCTTTTAGCTCTTCTACTTCTGCTTTCAAGCTTTCAACTTGAGCTTTAAGTTCTTTCACGACATCCCATAGAACAGGTGTCATGTGTGTGTAGTTTAAGGTTAAAGTCGTACCTAACACTTCACCTGTTTCTAGGTCTTTGTCTTCACTTTCAATAACAACTTCATCTAAACCTGCCGCTTGTACATCTTGTGCAATAAAACCAATATCAGGTTTACCGCCATCAATCATGTTGTAACGCTTGGCTTCAAGTTTGTCGAACATCTCCATTGAGTTACCAATAGGTCTGATGTTTTCTTTTAGCTTCGCATCTGAATACTCAGTTATACTACCACCAAAGTATGCATTGTTGTTTGTCAAGTCCCAGTAAACAGGCCAGTGGCCACCTACAGTAGACCATGTGTTTGTATCGTTGCCACCTCGTAAGATATAAAATCTATTAGAGTTACAGTGGAGCATTGAAGAGTTTGCGTTTGTGTCTCTTAGATAAACGGTGGTACTGCCTCCCCTTAGCTCTAAATGGGTATCTGCGCCATTGACAACTACTCGCCCCCAATCCGTCCAAGTACCATTCTGTTGCGCTCTATGGTAGAACTTTTCATCAGAGTTAAAGGCAAGCTGATGGCGATAGTTACTAGAGTGCGTATTAGCAGTAAGAACAGCGTTAGCATTATCAGGAGAAGCATTGGGTTTGTTGGAAGATGCTTGACTGTAGTGGTCATACGTAAGGTTGTAATCCTTAGTCTGTACAGTGTTTAAATCTACTGTCTGCCAATTAGAAGCAAGACTGTCTGTAGTATCAGTATCTAATCTTTCTTCAATTATATCCGTAGCTTGAGATATCTTTTGCAATTCATTCTGCAAATATAAAGGAACAGACTCAGCCTCTTGAGGAGGCGGTAATGGTGTATACTTACTCATTGTCTTCCCTCATAGCTATACTCAACAGAGTATCCAGTTAATGCCCAGATGTTATCAGTCTTTGACTCCATCTTAATTCCAATGTATCTACCGCTTTCTCTAAAGGTAGCTTTGTAGTCCTCACCTATTACAAACTCTTGAGGCTGTGACCACGTAATACCACCGCCTTGTCTTTCTTCAGTACCTACGTAGATGTTAACTGTACCTTCACCTTCAAAGTGTGGGTAGATAGCGTTGATATATTTATAACCTTTATCATCTTCAAAGTCTAAACCAATACGTTCTACAAAAGGTTTGTATGTTACACCATTAATACTAAGCCCCGACTCACCTATAAAGAAACCAGAATCGTTATTAGCATCTCCATGTTTGACATATAACAAGTCATTACGAGAGGGGTTATAAGACTCATCGCCCCAGAACGAACCATCACCGTCCCAAGTACCTGCATCCCAGTCCCAACCTTCGGGTTCACCTACTGCTGTTTGTACATGACCTATACCAATAAAGGCTATTTTATTAATGTCACGTTTAGACCATGAATCCGACTCGTAGTTGTAAATAACTACTTTATCTGATTCACCTGTGGGGCTATCCACAGAAGGGTAATGAATTAATACTTCTCTGTTCTTAGAATCATGAACACATTTAACTTTATCTGTATGGTCTGGATTAATCTGAGAATACAAAGCCCTACGCATTTGATTAGTAATAATAGACTTCTTAGCTGTGCCGTCATGAATGTAAACGTCATCGACACCTACAACAAAATGCTTACCTTCAAACTCTGTTACACAATCCTTAGCTAAGATACCTGAGCCGTCACTAAATACCTTTCTGAAAGAGAATACAAGACTACCCCCAATAAACTGCATAGCCCATACAGCATCATTCTTATAAATAAAGAATGTATCGTTCAAAGACTTACCATCTACAATTCTACCTTGAGTATCTGGTAAGATGTTGTATCCTGCCTGTACCGCAGGGTCTCCAGTGTCCCATGAAGCAGGTACACCACCTAACGGAGCAGTGTCACTCCATACTACTTTTGTAGGGAAAGAATCACTAGTGTTGATGTCATAAATATCTAAAGCAATTAAGAAGTTCTTAAAAGGACGTATAACACTACAACGCTCATTACTAGGCCAAGCTGTTAAATCACTAAAGCTACCACTAGGATCAGTTAAGAACTGAGGAACGTCTTCAGTATTATTAAATATCAAAGCACCGTTAAACAATGATGATGTCCACCCATTGTCGTAGTCTCCAGTATATAAAGTATAAGTAGGTGTACCTGCTCCATCATTTCTAGTAACTTTAGTATGAACACCATCAGAGCCTATACGATAAATGTCTGTATCGTTAGCATAGAACCAATAGTTAGAAGTAAAGTCTGTAAAAGGAACTGCAATTATTGGATGACCTACAACAGTTGTATCATCTACAGCCACTAAAGGATCGTCAGGCGTACCATCACCATCTGTATCTACATATTGAGTAGCGTAAACTTCAGAGTAGCCCTGAGCTACATTAGTTCTAGCTTGCCTAAATGTTACGTTATCTCCCTCACTCCACATCTCATTAGGCATAGCATAAGGAGACAGATCAAGATTAATCCCACGAGGTCTTTTTATTTCTATCTTCTTATAAGCCATAATTAGCTATCTCTTTTCCAACGGTAAACAACAGTGTAAGGAGGCATGTTATCGTGAGCAGTACCGCTACCTTTATTGCCAATAGTCCCGCTTATGCTGTGGCTATGGCCTCCATGACTTGAAGTAGTACCACTATACGTATGACTATGACTTCCTGCACTTGCAGTAGATTGAGTGGAACTGTCTCGCTGAACACCATTACTCCCCTGAACAACTCCATTGTCAGCACTGCCCGTACTACTGCTGTAACTACGTCCAGTTCTAACCGTATAGTTATGAGAGTGACCTCCGTGATTTGAAGTAGTACCACTATAAGTATGGTTGTGGCTTCCCGCAGATCCGCTTGAACCGCTAAACGAGTGGTTGTGCGATGGTATTTGATCCGTTGTTAGCGTTACAGTTTTAGAACCATCAGTCTTATTAACTTGGTTAAAATCAGTATCACCAGAGTCTAAACCCACTAGCATCTTACCCTGACCAAAGACACTCCAAGTAGTCCCTGCAAATAACGTGTTAGGATGAGTACCTGATGTTGACTCATAAATACAACCTACAGGATATACAACATTAAAGATGTTATCAATCCCTGCAAGAGCGTTAAGGTTAGAGGTAGTAGCAGTACAGCCGTCTAGCTTGTTTAACTCAGTTGCATTTGCAGTGACAGAGCCTGAGCCACTATCACCAGATATACCACTAAATTGATCTACAATAGCTCTTTTAATATTACGAATGTGGTCATCGCCCTGATTCTTATTATCAGTGCCTGTAGGATTAGTAACGACTAACTGATTTAGTCTAGCCGTACCATTATCATTTACATCTTCAAGTGCCATGTTAACCTCTTAGTTATTTTCTATACCTAGCTGTTTTCTTAGCTATCTTTCGTGGTTGTTTACTGTGTTGCTTACCCTTCTTAGTATCTGCTTTCTTCTTTCGAGAGGTAGCGGCATATTCTTTCTTAGACAAAGCGGCTCTAGCTTTCTTAGGAAGGTAACGCTCACCTGTAGCTTTCTTCCCCTGAGTACTATTCTTACCTGACTTAGTACCCCACTTCTCCTTTGTCCACTTCTTTAAACTCTTTTGCGATTTCTTTAGAGGCATTACCGATATCCTCCACCCTTAGCCTTATACTGTTTAGCAAGCATCTGTGCTTTACGCGCAGACCATTGACCTGCTTTACCACCTTTAGTACCTGCCTTAATCTTGTTAAACAAGTTCTTACGCATAGTAGGCTTGGTGTAATTACCTGCCTTGTTAACTGTAGACTTCTTCTTAGGCATGACTACTTACCTTTCTTCATCTTCTTTTTCTTCTTCTTAGGTGGTCTTCCTACTTTGCTTCCGTATGTACCTTTACCTTGTGGCATAGTCTTCTCCTACCATTTAGATTTATTTGCCCAATAAGCCGCTGACATCTTACCCTTAGATATGTTCTTAGCATGTCTGGCTTTGAATGATTTACGTCTTGCTTTCTCTGATGCAGTCTTAGGATTCTTACCTGCACCTTTAACACCTTGCTGACCATAGCGAATAGTCTTAACCTTATCACCTTCTTTAGCCACAACAACATGTGACTTCTTAGGATGGTTAGGTGTACGCTTAGGTTTGTTGTAACCAGAGACACCTGCTCTAGCTAGTCTTGGGTCTTTCTTCTTAGGCATGTTAACTCCTACTTTAATGGATTGGAAAGATATTCAAGACCTTCCCAAAGGTTATCTACTTCTGTATTTAGTTCCTTCAAGCTTTCACCTACATCACCTACATCTTTTGTAATGACTTCAGCTTTAGCCACAGTGCCTTTGATAGACTCTATGTCTTTAGATAGCTCAGAAACGTCTCCTTTCAATTCTAAGAGGTTCTTCTGCTGTACCACTAGGGTATCTAGGCTAGTCTTTAAAGTGGCTAATTTACCCTTTAATTGCCCTACATCGTTGTCTTCAAGTCTTTGCTCTATAAGCTGTACTTTCTCTACTGTTTCTTTAACAGCAGATGCTTTCTTCTCAACGATGGCTAAACGAGAATATAAGCTACTTGCAGTCCACACTGCTGAAGCTATTGTAGTTGCTAATGATAATACAACTGCTATATAAATACCTTTTAACTTAACACCGCCAATAGTCAACTCAGTTTCTGATAGCTTCATAGTTCGTTACATCCCTCGTTATACATAAAACAGTTATAGCCCTGCGCTACAGGACTGGTTTGGAAAAACTCTGACTCACTACCTGCCGCTAATATATCAGCCTCTGTAATGTAAAGGTCTAAACCCATGTTATCATTACCATTAAGATATACAGCTGTAAGGTTTCGTGTAGTGTTATACCCCATAGCTACCCACTGTGCATTAGCATCATAGAATATATTAGTCTGCTCTGCTGTAGTGTTAGCATTCTCAATACCCTGCTCTAAGAAAGCTACAGCTTCTTCTGAACCTGCTACAGCTAAGTAAGCACTAGCGTTGTTAGCATGGGTCTCAATCTCATCTACAGATTGATTGTACGTGTCAACAGTTTCTTGTTCTACTTGCAACACTGAAGCACTCTCTGTTACAAACGTCTGTACTTCTGCTTCTTGTTGCGGAGTTACAGCTTCTTCTATTCTTTCGTTAACCTGCAACACTGTACTCATATCAACTACAGCTTCAGTGAAACGTCCTATCGCCTCATCCATCAACTCTAGTTCGCCCATAGCTTTGTTTTCTAATACAGCTTTAACATCACCATATGGCTGATAGTTATTTACAAAGTTATCTAATGCTTGGTTATAAGCATTTACTTGTGCTTCGCTAATGTGAGCAGTGGTAGATAAAGTACCTGATGATAAAGCATCACCTTGATGTGCATACTCTGTAGCCGCCCCTACTAATGTAACACCTGTAGTAATCTGATTGACAATATCAGAAGAGGTGTTTAGTAGATCGTCTTTCTCACTTGCTTGTAGTGCGGAACTTAGCAATAATAGAGGTAGTAGTATCTTCTTCATCCGTGTCCTCTTCTCCTATGTTTAGTATTATGTTATACCACTCTTTAGTATCTTTGTTGTAATCAGGAATGTAAATCTCAGGCTGTCTTTTCATAGCCAACACTGCACGTTTACCTACAACCAACTTACCATTCAACAACAGAGGGCAAGGTGTACCTGACAAGAACATCGAACGCCATACTTCTGTTGCTTCACACATCCTAGCCACTGCCGCTACTTTCATTCCTAAGTCTGATAGTAACTTAGCATCTCTACGTCTATCACAGTTAGGGTCAACTTCATAAGTACCGCTAGAGAAGCCTACACCTACTGTCTGTAAAGAACCACCTGAACCCTTAAGGCAAGTGTCCATACCACTACTCATGTAACTAGGAGTGATTGCAGAACCCACTGGTATTTCACTACTGCTTCCTGCTCCATTATATGTGTTACTTACTGAATCATCTTGTGTAGTGTTATTACTATTCGTAGTCGAGTTCTCACCATGATAAGTGTTAAGACTACCCTCTTGCGCGTTGTCTCCAAGTGCTACCCAAGACAACATCATTAATAGACAAAATAACTTTCTCACTTCTTATGTACAATCTTCTGTACTGTCTCTGATTCATAGATACGAATACCTAACCAGACAATAGTAAATATACTAGCAACAGGAGGCAACCAAGCCGCTAGTGACATCACACCTGTGGATGCCGCGAATACGTCTACAGCTTGTTTTGTTTCTTCCGTTACCATAATATTCTCCTATTAACCCCAAACAGCTGAGGCTACGTCTTGTACTAGTTGAGGGTAGCTAGATACATCAGCACCGCTTTCTAAATTAACTCTGCGAGTGTTCTTCATTTCAAAATCAGCATCTTCTGTATTAGTCATAGTGTCAACTAATGTTAACGCTAATGCACTACCTGCGTAGTTATTAGAATCTAACACGATAACATTGATACTTGATACTGTTGTTGTGGTTGTGATTGCCATTATTGATTCCTGTTAATGTTATGAACGTCTTACTTTTACAACGCCATTAGTGTGGTATAAACCGCCTACAGGAACACCTCCTGTTACAGCGGCTACATCATCTGTGTAAGAAGGAGATGAGGCTAGGTTTGGCATTATGATTCCACTGAAGCCAGAATCAGGCACTGCAACAATAAACCCATTGTCTTTTGCACCAGAAGATGTACCAGTGCCTACTACAAATCTGTGGTCTTCTACCCAACTACTCCCTAGTGTGTTTGTAGTGTACTTATGCGCTTCATCGTTATATGCCCCAACAGTAATTGAGTAATCATCCCAAGCGTAGGTATTATCGCTTTGTTGGAATAGCGGAGTCTTCAAGCCTCGACCAATACAAGCACTAGCCTCCCCTAACGTATTGTTCTCGTAGCCAGAAACAAGACTACCATCACCTTCTACAAGGTTATCAAAGCCAAAACAAGCAGAGTATTGGCCTGTAGTGTCATCATCAACATCGTATCCTACTGTGTTTGATTGACCACCTATCACACCGCCATAGCAGTAAGAAGCGTTGCTAAATCCAGTGACAGAAGCATATTTACTGTCTTTAACTGTGTTGTTTAATCCCGCTACTATTGTAGTGCTTGAATCCGCTACATCGTTTCCCTGTCCGAAAACAGCGGAACTGTTTGACCTGTCGGTTTCATTTTGGAAACCCCAAGATATAGTGTAATCGCAATCGTCAAGCCTTTGGTGTTTATAATCACCTGAAAGACCCCTAGAACCTCCATTAAAAGAGTAATTACAGGTGCTTAGTATTTTGGTTTGATAACCAAAGAGTACGCATCCAGTACCTCTATTGGTAGCAGAGTATCGAACCTGACCATTTGAGCCTCCACCCCAATCTCCTTTAGCCCATGTAAAACTATATTCACCTTCTGCTGATACAACATTACCACCTGCGAATATAGCCTGTCTATTAGGGTCTGTACTGGGCGAGTTGTATTCACCAACTTGAACGTCAGCTCCCATACCAATGGAGTTTAGTGTTTTATTATGAAAAGTAATACTACTTCCTGCCGCTAAACATGAAACAATATTAGAGTGGTTAAAGCTGTGATTATATCCAAAACCAAAGTTATTACTACCAATGTTTGTGGAACTTCTACCTACTAACATACCAAAGTCTACATCTGCGTTGCTTTGGTTATCCCCTGCTGTGTATGTACCAACTAAATCATCGCCAACGTGTATGCCTCTGTCAGTAGTGTGAAAGCGTAATGTTTGTCCTGAGGGTGGTGGAGTGCCACCATGTAAGCCACTTTCATGCCAGTGCATTCTGACACCACCTGCGGCAGGGCGCATTTCTATAGTATGTACTTTATTACCTGATGATGTGCCACCTAAACGCATTACAGGAAATATAGGAGCAACAAAGTCTGTGTTCAGCACTTTGTAATCGACACTGTTTAAAGTTGCTTCTATACCATCAGTGTTAAAAGTACCTGCTACACTAACATCGCCAGTGAAGTCTGCACCTGATAAATTAGCCTTTCCTGAGATGTCTTGGTGCGTTGTAAGGTAAGTTCCAAAGTCACTAATTTGTGACTCTGTAATACTTACGCCTGTATTAATAGCGGCTTGGTGCTGTGTTACGCTACCTTCTGTAATGTTTGCATCTGGTACGTTTGCCCAAGTAACAGTTGTTGATAAATCGTTAGTCTCTGCTAATGCCACCTGTGTAGCAAAACTTGCAGTTGTAGCTAGGTTATTGCTATCGCCAATAAAGATGTTGCCATCATTTAGGTTAGGCGTAGCGTTAGTACGTCCTGCGCCCATGACTTTAATGTTACCACTGTTATGCGCTCTAACTACTTTAGCAATCTTCTGTACTAGGTTGCCCTCGCCTGATGGTGCAGTTGCAGTCAAGCCACCTGCTGTTGTATCTACATAAAGTTCATCGCCATCGGTATATGTGCTTGTGTCGATAGACTTTAAAGTTCCAAAGGTTACTACGTCTACATTAACGCCAACTGGGTCTGCGGCAACAATACCGAATGCGGGCATTTTAGAACTGTCGCTTGCATCTGCTAAATCTACTTCTGTTTTTCCTCCTGAATAACCAGACACATAGACAACATCGCCTTTGGTTAAAGTAGCCCCGCTTGCCACTGCACCTTTGAAATGTACAGCACCCTCAAGGTCTCCTTTAAATAGTTCTGCTTCAACTTTAGAATCTACAAGTATACCATCTGATACTGTTTTTAGTGATGGATTGTTAATGCCGTGATATAATATCGTTGTTTTATTTCCACCACTATCTAGTTTACCTTCTAGGAACTTATGACCTCCCGAACCATAAAGTCTTAGAAGATTTCCATTACAAGTTACGTTCAACATGGAATCAGACTTTAACAAAAGTTGATCTTCACCATCAATATATAACCCATTAATTGAAGTAGCATTAGGATATTCGACTATACGATGATGTATACTAGGATAAGAATTAAAGTTTCCTTTTTGAAATATAGCACTTCCCTTAAAAGTACTGTCTCCATCTACATTTATATTAGTATCAAATGAAACATCACCTGTAAAGGTATCACCAGTTAACTCTGCATATCTACCATCAAGGTCTGTAGTAATTGTACCACTGTTAGCTTTAGTAAGTGTTAACGTACCATCGGTAGTGTCAAAGGATGCTGATGTAACTTCTAAGTTCTGTGCTGTAGTAGCAGAGTTACTTGCCGCTAATGCTGATGCCGCGGCTTCGGTGGCTGACGTTGCCGCTTCAGATTCTGACGTTGCCGCTTCATTTGCAGAAACCTCTGCCGCATCCGCAGAAGCCTCCGCTTGTCCTGCCGCATCCGTAGCCACAACTGCTTTAGTGGTTGCTGTGCTTGCGGCACTTTGTGCTATAAGTTTAGAAGCCTCTGCCGCATCCGCAGAAGCCTCCGCACTGTTTTGATGCGTATCAGAAGAATCAGCGTAATCTTTATAGAAACCTGTCATTGTTTACCCTTGTGGAAGTACGCCAATGGTTGACCCTGAGAACTCAGCTTTCATTGCCATAGCTTCTAGTTCTGATGCAGAGCCTCTAAACTTAGACTCAAACATTTGAGCCTCTTCTGTATTCTTTGTATATAGTGCTAGTTCAGCTAACGCACCATAGAGTAAAAGGTCTGTACCTTGTTCAACAAACCAATTGGTATCTGTATCGTTAACTAGGTTATCTACTACAATATAATAATACAACTTAACACTAGTTACTTCAGTGTTAAGAGGTGCTATAAGGAATCTGTTCTGTTGTCTAGCGAAGTACTTAGGGATACCTACATCTGTCTGCATACCTACTACAGTTGGTAGAGCCTTACGCTCAAGATCATACGTACGACCTGCATAATCAATAGACACTGCCTTAGCTTCTAAATAATCTTCAGGTAAAGCTATTGCACCTTCAGAGTTTATAGTTAGGTTATTATTATATCCTTCAAGTACAGGAATACGCAAGACACGATTAGCTCGATCTTGCGCTAGGTTAATAAATGAATTATATACTGAATCGGGAATGTCTTTACGGTTAGCCCAGTCTTTAACTAAAGCTCTGAGTTCACCTAGATTATTAACTGCCATTATATACGTCCGTGATCTGTTCTAAGTTTTAAGTAATCGCTACTACGTAATCGTAGCATCATCTTTGCTTTTAAGTCAGGGTCGTTGAATAATTCCAACATAGTGCAGTTCCATTCTTTACACCACATGTTAATTATATTAAGAGGGATTGAAGCTACCTTACGTCCCCATGAATCACCATTGGTGTTACGGTTAAGGTTGTTGTTTGCTTCTAGTTGATTCTGTGCGAATATATCAGTGTAGTCTTGTGTAGTACCGATACTGATAGTGTCATCATTGTTTTGAATGATATGGGTTTTAACGTCAGACATGGATACTCCTATAAATAAGAAAGCCGAGCTACCCCGAAGGATAGCCCGACAATATAGACTAGCTATTAAGCAGTAGTCAGATCGCGAATTGCGCCTGAAGCCGCTTCGTTCTTAGAGGTTAGAGTGTACTCAACCAATAGTTGCTTAGACTCAAAGTCACCTGTTACAGCTAGGTCTTTAGTCTGGAAGTCACGGTAAGTATCAACAGAAAACATATCAGGTTGAAGAACTAACAACGTGTCAGTAAGCATTAAGCGGTTAGGTACAACATTTAACTCACCATAGTCAGAAACATAAACATCAACAGCGTTGATGAACTTCTTAGCATCAGCGTTAGTAAACTTACGAGAGTTAGTATCGCCTTCAAAGCCAGTGATCTTTGACTTCTGGAAAGCACCACACATAATCATAGATGGGTTACCACCTGATTGCCAAACATCTTCAATTACTCCGTTTAGAAGAGTAGAGGTAAGAACACGCTCATCACCTGAAGTAGCAACATCAGTACCGTCACCTGTAGGTGCCGCACCGCCATTACCACCTACAGAACAGTTAGTACCGATCCAAGAAGTAACAGAGCCAAGTTCACGAGGAGCTTGAGAACCACCTGCGATCGCACCTGCGGATTGTGCTTTGTCAGTACCTACTAGAGTCTTCTCCATGTCACGCTTGAGTTCCATACCTTTCTTAGCCAACTGGTATGCCATTTGACTAGCACGACCTGCGGCATCAGCGGCTTCGTTAGAACCAGTTACGCTTACAGTTTTAGAAGCAATCTGAGTGTAGTTACCAACGCGAGTAGTAGCAGAGCTTTCTGCGGCAGGAGCAACAACCCCTTCATTTACCTTGTTATCAGTAGCGGCTGATAAATCATCAGTTTGCCATTCGTGATAAGTACCAGAAGCAGAGCCTTTACCTACGTTAGACATGAAAGGAGTGTCGGTTGGTGCAATGTTGTAGATGATATCTGCTAAGTCTTCGCGGATACCTACAGTTCCATAAGTTTCAAAAGTTGTATTAGCCATTATAGTATTCCTTTAAATAAGATTAAGAAGACAGTGATAGAAGGGCTTGTGCCGCATCATTCACTGAACCAGAGCGTTTGAGCTTTTGTCGTTGTTCCTTAACGGCG